TACCATATACTGAAGCAAATTATTCAAACAATCCAACTGCTCTAAAAATTTATGAAGATTATCAATTAAAATATTCTTGTTTCGCCAATCAACCAGTTACTTATTTAACCTCGATTGGACTTTATGATGATTCAAAGAATTTATTAGCGGTTGCTAAATTAAGTAGCCCGGTTAAAAAATCTTATGATGATGATATTTTCATAAAAATAAAATTGGGTAAGTAACTTTTTGCTTGTTTTATATTTACAAAATTTGTATATTTGGTTACAATAAAAATTTATCACTATTAGATACGATTATGGTTACAATTAAACATTTCACTGCATCTTGGTGCCAACCATGTAAACATTTAACACCAATCATTGATGAATTGCGTGGAGAGAACCCGTCAGTTGGCTATCAAAAAATTGACATTGATAATAATCCAGATGTTGCACAAAGATATGGTGTCCGTGCTGTTCCAACTATTATATTTGAAAAGAATGGAACGGTAGTCCAACAAGTAATTGGCGTAAATCAAAAATCATACTATCAATCAATTATCACATCCATTTGAGGTGATTCATGTCTGACTTCTTTCAATATCCAACGAAAGATGTCACCGTAAATCTTCCAGATGTTGTCATTGAAAAACATGAAAATATTTGGGTAGTTCGTGACGATTTACTTCCAGGAGGAACAAAAAGACGTTTCCTGTATCGTTATCTTCAATCACAATCTCATGTTCGTGAATGGGTTTATGCTTCACCAAGAGTTGGCTATGCTCAAGTTGCACTTGCTTATGCGTGTAAAGATTTAGGATTGAAGGCAACCGTTGTTATTCCAAAAGGAAAACATCTTCCACTAACAACAGAAGCACTATCCATTGGTGCAAACATTATAGAAGTTCCTATGGGATTCCTTACCCACATTCAGCATGTTGCTAAAAAGTATGCCCTCGAAACACCTGACACACAATTATTACCATTTGGTCTTGACCATCCTGTTGTGATTGATGAAGTTGCCAGAATTGCTAGCCAATTGCCAATCAAACCAAAAGAAGTTTGGTCTTGTATAAGTTCAGGAGTTCTTTCAAGAGGATTACAAAAGGCGTGGCCAGATGCTAAAGTATATGGTGTTAGAGTTGGCCATAATACAACCGATAGAGAAAAAGGCAGAGCTGAATTGTTCTTATCGAAATATAAATTTGAACAAAAATGTAAACCGGCGGAGAAACCACCGTTTCCTTCTTCGGATTACTATGACTCGAAAGTTTGGTCATTTATTAAAGAACACGCATCAAATGATGCATTATTTTGGAATGTAGGAGGTTAAATGGATTGGCATACATCGAATCCCAATGTTACGGTAGAATATAAAAATGATTTTGATCTAACCGTAAAATTTCGTAAATTAGTTCCAGAAGCAGTAACACCACGATATGCACAAGATGGTGATGCTGGAATGGACTTGACTGCAACATCGTTTAGAGTAACCGAGACTTTTATAGAGTTTGGAACTGGTATTGCTGTAGAAATTCCACATGGTCATGTTGGACTACTTTTCCCAAGAAGTTCAATTACAAAATCAGCAGCAGGTGTTTCACTTAAAAATTCTGTTGGTGTTATTGATTCAAATTATCGTGGTGAAATTCTTGTTAGGTTTGAATTACCATATTCAGGACACACAGGAGGGAACATTCCAGTTGTTGGTGACAAAGTTGCTCAACTATTAGTTATACCATACCCAACGGTTCACATGGAAGAAGTAGAAGAACTATCGGATAGTAACAGAGGTCAAGGTGGTTTTGGTTCAACAGATAAGAAATAATTTTGATATTTATTGTAAAAGATTTTACATAACCGAGAGAGACTATGGCAAAGTTAAAGCATTTATTACCAGATAAACAATTAAACGAGAGTGGACTTGCTCGTTTGGCAAAACACATGGCAGAACATGATTGTGGAACTATAACCGCATTTAGATCAAAAGAAGGATGTGCTGGTCCAGAAGATATGCCTTATACACGTGCGGATAATCAAAAAAGAAATAGACAATTGTATGCTAATCTTCAAATGATGGGATATGCTGCCACCGCAGTTCATGGTGCTTATATTGAAAACTATGGAACACCTGATGCAAAAGAAGTTAGAGAAAATGTATATTTTGTTGTTGATATTAAAGATACAGGACGATTAAGAGATGATTTGGTAAAACTCGGTAGCAAGTATCAGCAAGATTCCATATTGTTTATACCAGTTGGTGGTGCAGGTTCTATTTTGATTGGAACAAATGATTGCCCAAATTCTTATCCAGGTTTTGGAAAAGAAGTTAAATTCAATGATAGAAAGATGGGACAAGGTGGGGAGTTTATGACAAAAATTAGTGGAAGACCATTTATGTTTGAATCAACTTTGCTTGAAACTGTCATAGAAGACAACTACTATAAAAATGCAAACATAATGGGTAAGTGGGCAACAAAGACTATTGCAAATGGTGATTGGAAAGATATTGATATTTAATGTTTAACTTAAAGGTTTATTATGAGCCGGTCATACAGAAAAAATCCTATAATAGGCAATGCTGGAACTTCTGAAAAGTATGATAAAGTTCATGCTCACAGAAAGACAAGAAAACAAATTAAAGACCACATTACTGCAACTCATGGTGATTTAGAATTGTTGGAAGAAATACTGATGCCAAAAGAAGATGAAATTTCTGATCCATGGACATCATCAAAAGACGGAAAGACATATATTGATCCAATAATACGCGATGATGATACGGAATTTATGAAAGAAGTTAAAACAAAAATTATGAGGAAATAATTGTTATGGATTTTATGATGGTCGAACAAAAAAGAAGTAAATTTGGTGCATATCACTTCGATGGTAGTGAAAAATCCGCAAAGGAAGCATCGGAAAAATGGGAATGTATCATAGGTAGAAATGAAAATTTTGATAACAAATATGTAATTACATTTGGTGATGGTCAGAAATGTTTTCCAAACTCGTATATTGTAATGGAACAGAATAAACCTAAGGTGTATACACAAGAAGAATTTATCACAAAATATCAAATAGTGTATGACCTCCGTGACCGCATAGGTAGTTTTTATTCAATAGATTAACAAATGGTGTTTTGTGGAACAAGATTACTTCCAACAATTTTACGGTATGCAACCGTATCTATCTATAACTGCCGAACAAATAACATACATAAAAGAAAACTTTGATAAAGAATATGTCAAAGACCGTCTGGCTGAAATAGCAATGACATATCCACTACCTTATGCGGATATTACAATCCAAAGTGCTCAAAGTGAGTTCTTAAAATTGAAAGGTATTCGTTGGAATGAAATTCTAAAAGAAGGTGAGTGGTTTCCAAGAAAAGCATCCGAACCAAAATATGCTTTGACTTATGGTGGAAAACAGTTATATTTCAGTCGTCTTAATACTGGTAACGATGCATCAAACTATTTCCAACAAAAGAACCGTTGGGAAGTTGATGCATCCGTATCACCAGGTCCTGCTAGAACATGGCAAAACCATAAGTTTATGAAGTCACTCATGGGTTCTATGTATTCTCTTAAAATGGAAACACTCGGTAAATCAGAATTGAGAACAATGTTAGGACTGCGTAAATACATTTGTTCCCAATTCAAACCTAATGTTGCAAAGTGTATGTATGAAATGTTAGGTGCAAAAAATGTATTAGACTTTTCTATGGGATGGGGTGACAGACTTGCGGGATTTTACGCCGCCTCTTGCACCGAACATTATGTTGGATTGGATCCAAGAGTAGAAAATCATCCGATATATGATGAACAAGTCCAGTTCTATGAAAAGAATTTAGGTTTCTTTGAAGGAAAGAAGAAAACAAATTTCTACAAATCACCTGCCGAGGATTTTGATTTCTCACAATATCCAGAACATTTTGATTTGGTATTTACATCGCCACCATATTTCAATGTTGAAAAGTATTCTCAATCCGATACACAGAGTTGGGTTCGATACAAAGGAATTGATATGTGGAATAAAGATTTTCTACAAAAGACACTTGGAAACATTATACCATCATTAAGAGTTGGTGGTGTGATGGCGATAAACATTGCAGATGTTTACACAAATTCTGCATGGTCTACCGGTAGACAATGGTTGGAGATAACAAATCCAATGAATGATTTTCTTGTAGAGAGTGGAATGGAATACTTGGGATGTATTGGAATGGAAATGTCTAAAAGACCAAACTCTGCTGGTGCAGGAACTGCCACAAGAGACGGACACTTTCTCGATAATAGTGTTCAGTTCGCCGAAGATAATAAAGATAAAAAGTTTTGTGAACCAATATGGATGTTCAAAAAGGTATAATATGTATCAAAACATTTTCGTTAAAACAAATACAAAAGAAGCATGGGTATGGGATGATACCAAAGGTTTAATGCACTTTGAATATACACCCTATGCTTACAAGAAAGATCCTAATGGTAAATATATTTCTCTATACGGTGATAAACTGTCAAAGGTTACAAATTTCATAAAGAATGATCCAGACCTATTTGAATCTGATATTGCAGAGACAACTCGTATTCTTGTTGATATGTATGGCGATTCCGATATGCCCTCGAAGGGAATTGTCACAATGACATTCGATATTGAGGTTGAAATGATTACCGGTATTCCTGATCCAACACAAGGTAATAACGAAGTTACATCAATTGCTTACCATGATTCCGCAACCAATCATTATACCATTCTTGTTTTGGATAAGAAAAGAAAGTTGGAAAACAAAACTACGGATAACAAAACTGTAATACCTTGTTATGATGAAAAAACTTTACTACTTAAATTCATAGATGCAATTCAAGAAATACAACCCCATGTTATGACTGGTTGGAATTGTGATGCATTCGATATTCCATATTTACATAATCGTATCAAAAGAGTTCTCGGTAAGAAACATGCAAACAATCTTTCTGTGATTGGTGAAATGTTTTATTCTCCATATAGAAATCGTTACACAATCGGTGGGACATCGGTATTGGATTATATGACTGTGTATAAAAAGTTCTCATATAAAGAATTACCATCCTATGCGCTAAATGCAGTTTGTATGACGGAACTTGGTCGTGGTAAGATTGAATATGAAGGCAACCTTGATGACTTGATGGAAAATGATATTGATACATTTATCGAATACAACATTACTGACGTTGAGTTGGTGATTGAGTTGGACAAGAAGTTGCAGTATATTGATTTGGTTCGTGGTATCGCTCATGTTGGTCATGTTCCGTATGAAGACTTTGTATATTCATCAAAGTATTTGGAAGGAGCTATGCTAACTTATCTTAAACATATCGGTGGTGTTGTTGCTCCAAACAAACCGGCGGATAGACAAGAGAAGATGCAAGAATTAAAAGATAGTGGTGAGAAAGGATTTATCGGTGCATTTGTTAAGGATCCTGTTCCTGGTAGATATGATTGGATGTATGACTTGGATTTGACATCACTATACCCATCAATCATTATGACGCTAAACATTTCTCCAGAAACAAAGATTGCTAAGATTGAAGATTGGAATGCTGAAGATTTCAACCGTGAAAGAAAAGATGAATATATTGTTGGTGGTGAAAAGGTATCAAAAGAAAAGTTAAAGGCATTCTTGGAAAAATACAAATACACGGTTGCATCAAATGGTGTTATGTATAGTTCAGATAAAACTGGTCTCATTCCTGCAATTCTTTCTGATTGGTTTGATAAGAGGGTTGAGTATAAAAATGAAATGAAGAAGTGGGGTAAAGCCGGTGATACAGACAAGTATGAGTTCTACAAGAAAAGACAGCTTGTTCAAAAGATTCTTTTGAATAGTATGTATGGTATCTTAGGTTTGCCCGCGTTTCGTTTTTATGATATTGATAATGCAGAAGCCGTTACACTTTCCGGTCAAACCGTTATTAAGAAAACAGAAGCTGCTATCAATATGAAATACAATAAAGAATTGAAAACGGATGATATTGATTATGTGCAGTATGTTGATACCGATTCCGTTTTTGTTTCTTGTTTACCTTTGGTGAAGAATAGATTTCCGGATATTGATACAAATGATATTGAAATAATGACACCAAAGATTTACGAGATTGCAACGGAAGTTCAAGATTATGTCAATCAATTCTATGATGTATTCGCAAAAAAGATATTCAATACTGACAAACATCGTTTGGAAATCAAACAAGAAATGATTGGTAGAACAGGATTCTGGCAAAAGAAAAAGAGATATGCACTTTGGATTATTTCGGACAATGGTGTTCCAATGGATAAGTTGGAAGTTAAAGGTTTGGACATTGTTCGTTCATCATTCCCCAAATCATTTCAGAAGTGTATGAAGGATGTGATGATTGACATTCTCAAAGGTAAAGATAAAAACGAAATTGATGAATACATACTTGGTTTCAGAAAGAATTTGAATACCGTATTGTATGCAGAGGTTGCTAAAAATTCATCAATCAAAGATATTAAGAAGTATGAAACTCCAGTTAAAGATGATGTTCTTGGTAAGTATGCAAAAGGAACACCATCACATATTAAGGCGGCTATAAACTATAATAAACTATTGACTATATTTGGTTGTCCTCCGAAATATCCGCCAATCAAAAATGGTGACAAGGTTAAGATTGCTTATTTGAAATCTAACAAGTATGGATTGGAAGAGTTGGCATTTCGTGGGGATTCTGATCCAGAAGAAATTATACAATTTGTCAAGGATTATTTTGATGCCAATGAATTATTTGTATCGGAGTTGGATGGCAAACTCAAAAATTTCTACGAGGCAATGCGTTGGGATTTCCCAACGGAGAATAAAAAAGTTGCACAAAAGTTTTTTTCGTTTTGATATTACGCAAAAATTTCGTATATTAGCATAAATTATTTACTATTCATTAAGGATTGTTGTTATGGAAAAATCAAAGTTGTTGAACTTTATCAGTAAGTATCATTTGGGTAAACTGATTCAGTCTGTTGCTTGGAATGTAAATGGTGGTCTTTCTACTCGTTTTATTTCCGATGATAAGTGTGTGGTTGGCGAAGTTAAATTGAAAAGTTTTCAAGGTGATTCTTGGAAGTTTGGTGTGTATAACACAGACCTACTTGTAAGTCTTCTTGGTGTTCTTGGTAATACAGTAAACTTTCAGGTAAATGGTGCCGGTGATAAGGCATTTTCATTGACCATTGATGATAAATCAACTACTGTAAATTATATGTTGGCTGACCTTGCAGTTATTCCGCCTGCACCGGACTTGAAAGAATTGCCCAATTTTGAATTGGATATTACAATCACAAAAGAATTTATTGATAAGTTCATCAAGGCAAAGTCTGCTCTTTCAGATATTGAGAAGTTTACGGTATTGAAGAACGAAAAATTAAATAAGTATCAAATCGTTCTTGGTTATTCAAATACAAATTCAAATCGTATTTCTATTGATATTGATTGTAATGCAAGTGACGATATTGAACCAATTAGTTTCTCTGCAAAATACTTCAATGGTATTCTTGCTGCTAACAAAGACCTCAATGGTGGAACACTTAAAGTTTCATCCGAAGGTTTGGCAAAAGTTGAATTTGATATTGATGACTTTGAAGCAAAGTATTATTTAGTAAAATTGGATAACAATTGATGAAAAAGCATTTCTATGAAAAGGGTGATGTTCTATCTTGGCCGTCAAACATCACATACGGTGAATTGGTAACTTATGACGATAATAAGTTTTCCGAATGGATAGAAGAATTACGCATGAGGTTTTTGAAAGATTGGGATGAAAACGGTAAACCACCACTCGTTGGCAGAACCGAAGAGGAGATTGTTCAATCTTTCTCAAAGCTCCGTCAATTCAATACCTCAAAAATCTTTCATAGTCCAGAGAAAGGCAATGACGAAGATATAATCGGCGTCATTGCTAACTTCTCTAAAAACGGTTCTGCTGCTAATCAATTCTTTCCAACTATGTTGAAAACGAAGATTTCAAGTGGAACAAATGGTGAGACATCTAGATCAATCTATGATTTCTTTACCGATGAAATGAAAGATACTTTTCATCATGTTATGCGTAGAACACTTTACAATGACTCTATGTATTTGTATAGTAAATCTATTTCATCGAATCAAATTAAGAATCCTTATTTCCGAGAAGGTGAAACTCTACGAGATTTCTTTTTGGCATTCAAGAATGGTGATGGTAGATTTGATGGACAAGGTTTGCGTATATCAAAAATATCTTGCACACTTGAAACCTATAATAAAAAATATACAAAGTATTTAACTATCAAAGCAGACCAAATTCGTGAGTTTGTTAATGATGGAATACTTGATGCAAGTATGATATTTTATTTGGGTGATATAGATGAACTGTCTGATAACTTTATGATAAAGAAAGATGGTGAAGAACCAAGAGTAAATGTTTTCTTGGTTAGAGTATATGAAAAGAGTGCAAAACTATTTCCACAAGCATTTCAGATATTCCGTATTTCTTTCTCACAACCGGCTGTAAACTTTCCACCAATGACTGCAAAGTTTTTGTATGAACATTTTACAAAACATATTCCAGCAAGTGAAATGGTTACGGTATATGATCCAAGTGCGGGTTGGGGTGGAAGAATTTTAGGAGCAATGTCGGTGAGTAGGCCGATACATTATGTTGGAACGGATCCAAATACAGACAATTCAATTCCTGATTTGGGAATTACTCGTTATGAATATCTTGCTGACTTTTATTTGAAGTCTATTGGTGAAAAGGGTAGTTCACTTTCATCGAAGTTCTTTGATGTGAGAGAAGACCACACATACGAAGTTTTCCAAGACGGTTCTGAAACAATACAATTCAATCCGAAATTTGAAAAGTATAAAGGTAAATTGGATTTCGTTTTCACATCACCACCATATTTCAATCGTGAAATGTATTCCGATGATGACACACAATCATATAAGGCACACGGAGAATATGCAGACTGGCGTGATAACTTTTTGAAACCAACATTGGAAACCGCAGTTGCTTATTTGAAAAATGACAGGTATCTTTGTTGGAACATTGCAAATATCAAAGTGTCTGCTAACAAAACGATATTACTTGAAGATGATTCCATAAACATTTTGAAATCATTAGGTATGGAATACAAAGGTAAGATGTGTATGTTAATGACAAAGATGATTGGTAATTCTGATCCAGAAAGATTGGCAAATAAAGTTTTACATAATGGCGAGTGGTTTAAGCACGAGCCGATATTCGTTTTCTATAAACCTTAACATGAAACCTAACAGCGATAGTTTAAGTAAATTTTTTGATGTTGATCCGCTAGAAGTTCGTTTGTGGAAAGAGACTGGTGAATTTTTTGCAGGTAAAAGAGAGTTGGATGATACAATAGATTGTATCTTTCAGTATTACCGCAAACACGGTTATCCATATATGAAAATCACCGAACAAGAAAAACACGAACACATGAGAAAACTACAACAGTTTAATTATGATAGTATTTTCAAAGATGGTGATATAATTCAAACCATGAACGGACTTCGATTAGCGTGGTCATACTTTCCACACGCGATGGAAGTTAAATGTGGAAACTCAAAGATGTCTCCAATGGATAACTTTTTGAATGACCAAACATTCAAAATGACAATACGCAAATGTTTGAAATGGTTGTCAAAACATTGGGGGAGTTCTTTCCAAGAGAATCGTCTTCGTCAATCACTTAAAATATATTCGGGTGTTCAAGGTGTTTCTAATTTCAGACCAACTGCTGCCGGCGTTATCTATAAAAAATATGGCGGTGACGGTGTGATGTGGGATATGTCTTGTGGTTGGGGTGGAAGATTGGTTGGTGCTCTTGCTTCACCATATATTAAAACATATATTGGAACAGAACCATCAACTAAAACTTTTGAAGGACTTTGTAAACTTCGTGATGACTTTGTATATCTTGGTAAAGATATTCAATTGCACATGATGGGTTCGGAAGATTACATACCACAAAAAGATAGTTTGGATTTGTGTTTTACTTCGCCACCATATTTCGATACTGAAAAATATGCAGATGAAGAAACCCAATCATATAATAAATTTCCAACCCGTGAAACTTGGGGTTCTGGATTTCTTCAATCAACTTTCCGTAATTGTTATCACGGATTAAAAATGGGTGGCTATATGTTAATAAACATAGCCAACACACCAAAGTATAAAGATTTGGAAGAAATGACTATCAAGTATGCCAACCTAGTTGGTTTCGATCACACCGATACTCTACAACTGATACTATCCGCAGTTATGGGGGCTGGCTATAAAAGAGAGCCAATCTTCGTATTTCAAAAAAATCGCTAGGATATTAGGCGAAAATTTCGTATATTGTATATTATTAAAATTTTGAAATATTTATTATCATAGATAGTATTTCAAACAAACAGGTAAAAGGTAATGAAAAAGACATTAAAATTGAAAGACATTTTGATTGAAACTGGAATAGTAAAAGAAGAAATGTCAAAAGAGCAATTGTATTCTTACTATGATTTGGATCCGTCAAAAGTAAAAGAAAATGCAGATGGATCAATAGATTATGATGGAAATGTTACCATAATGGCAACTATGTTAAAAAAATTAAACATAAAGTTTGGAGTGGTTAATGGTGACTTTAAATTAAAAACACCTTCACTTGATACATTAGAGGGATGTCCAAAAGAAGTTACTGGTAATTTCAATTGTTCCGTAACTTCTATAACTTCTTTAAAACACGGTCCAGAGAAAGTTGGAAAAAATTATGAGTGTTCTCAATGTAAGTTAAAAACACTTGAAGGAGCTCCAGATATAATAAAGGGCGATTTTTTCAGCACAGGCAACCAATTAACAGATTTAAAGGGAGCACCGAGAGAAGTTGGTGGAAGCTTTGTTGTAGACAATAATAAATTGACAACTTTACAGGATGCTCCAAAGAAAGTTGGGAAATCATTTTCTGCAATGATGAACGGATTTAAACAATCAGATGAACAATGGGCTAAAAATAATATTAAAGCTGGATCATATAATGTTGTTTAATTGGCTTTTACATTACAATAAAATTAGGAAATCATAAGATTTCCTAATTTTTTATTTGGCAGTTTCGTAAAAATTTCGTATATTACACTATGAATTTATTAACCAATAAGGTATGTTATGTTTAACGCTTCACACACAATTTGGAATGAAAAGTATCGTCCACAGACACTTGACACTTATGTTGGCAACGAAACTGTAAAAGCAACATTCCAACAGTATATTGATACAAGTGATGTTCCACATCTTCTTTTGTATGGCGATGCCGGTAGTGGTAAAACTACCCTTGCTAAGATTGTTGCAAATACTATTGCAAAGGATAATTATATTTACATCAATGCTTCAGATGAAAATTCAGTAGATACTGTTCGTGATAAAATCAAACAGTTTGCTTCATCTATCGGATTCGGTGGTCTTAAAATTATTATTCTTGATGAATGTGATTACATGACACCTAATGCTCAGGCGGCACTTCGTAATGTCATTGAAACATTTAGTAAGACTACTCGTTTTATTTTAACCTGCAATTATGTAGATAAGATTATTGATCCAATCCAATCTCGTTGTCAAATATTTAATATTGTTCCACCATCAAAGAAAGAAGTTGCACAACATCTTGTAAAGATTTTGAATGATGAAGGTGTAAAATATGAAAAGGATAATCTTGCAACAATTATCAATCAATCTTATCCAGATATTCGCCGTGTAATTAACACAACTCAACGATGTGTTATCGGTGGTGTTTTGAAATTGGATGAAACAACTTTGGTAGAACACAATTATCTTTCTTCTATTGTTGATATTCTCAAATCAAATAAAAACAAAAAAGAAAAGTTCGATGGTATTCGTCAGTTACTTGCTGACAATCATGTTCGTGACTTCAATCAAATGTTCAGACATCTTTACGATAATGTTGATACCTACGGAAACGGTTTCGTATCAACTATCATATTGATTATTGCTGAGGCACAATATAAAGACAGTTTTGTTGTAGACCATGAAATAAATGCAATGGCTATGTTTATTCAAATTATTATGGAAATTGACCAAAGGAGAAAATGATGGGTGTATATGACATCAACGGTGGCGGTGAACAGAAACCACAACAACAAGTAAACATTGATCTAAATCAAGCAACAGATGTTCAATGTTCAAACTGCGGTAACAGATTTTTTCACGAAGTAACATTTTTCAAAAAGATTTCTGCTTTACTTTCACCAACAGGACAAGAGGGAATTTTACCAATTCCAACTTATGCATGTTTAGAGTGTGGAAACATTAACGATGAATTTTTACCAAGTAAAAGACAACAACTTAACGATTAAGGATTATCATGGCAAAAAGTTTATTTGATCATATTAAAGGTGTTACTTTCCGTAAAACAAAATGGGAAGAACTATCAGAAGAAGATGCGAAGTCATGGAGCAATTATATGATTGCACGTTTCTTTTCAATGGAACCAGAGTTTGTTGAAGTCATAAATGAGTTTCAAACATATTCAAATGGAATACTATCTTCAAAGGATTACTATAAACTTTTGCTAGATATTCTCCCAAAGAAATCTATCTTTCTGAAATACATAAAGTCTAAACACAAAATGGAAATAGAACCTCAAATTCTATCTACATTCTGTAATCACTTTGAGTTGGGAAGAAATGAAGTGTATGAGTATATTCGTTTTATTAAAGAAAACAATCCAGATGAATTGACTGATATATTAAAACGATATGGAACGCCAGAGGCAGACATTACTAAATTTGAAAAACAATTAAAGAATATAAAATGAGGAATAAGATGTCTATAAAAGAAAGAGATTTGGGTATAAAGAAGCATGAAGCTGTTTTGGAAATAGAAGAAAAGTTTCCTGTTATGACGGCAGAATTTAAGAGAATACAAGCCGAACAATATGAATTGTTTTGCCGTAAACAATTAAATTATGGTCCAGATAATATATCAATGGGCTCAACTTTGGAAAGAGAACAAGACAGAAAGTTATCCCTTCAAGGATTGTTTTTCAGATTGAATGACAAGATTAACAGATACAAACAAATGATTATGTTCGGTTCAAAAGATGCAGTCGGTGAAAGTCTCGATGATACATTCAAAGATATTTCCGTGTATGGTATCATTACACAACTTGTTCAGTCTGGCAAGTGGGGTAAATAATGCCTAACAGAAAAGTATCTTTTTCACAATATCAAATGTGGAAAGATTGTCCTCATAGATGGAAACTAACATACATTGATAAACTTGCAACATATCAACCATCAACTGCTGCTCTTTTTGGAACATCGATGCACGAAGTATTGCAAGAATATGTTAAGGCCATCTATGAGAAATCAATCGTTGAGGCAAATAAACTTGATCTCAATGAAATGTTACAGGCAGGTATTCGGAATGAATATAAAAAATTACTTACTGAAAATAAAGATGTTCACTTCTCTACCGATAAAGAATTAAAAGAATACTATTCAGATGGTGTTCAAATTCTTAATTGGTTTAAGGCACATAGAGCTGATTACTTTCAAAAGAAAGATTATGAATTGGTTGGTATTGAATTACCTATAAACATCGTTCCACTTGAAACACATCCCACAGTTAAACTCGTTGGCTTCTTGGATTTGGTTATTAGGAATACAAAGACTGGAGAGATATACATATATGATTTCAAGACAAGCACAAATGGTTGGAACAAATATACCAAAGCCGATAAAGTAAAGACATCACAACTTGTTCTTTACAAAACATATTATGCAAAACAATATGGTATTAGTCCTGAGGAAATAAATGTTGAGTATTTAATTCTTCGTAGAAAGATTATGGAAGATGCGGAATACGAGGCAATGAAACAGAGAGTTCAAAGATTTGAACCATCTAATGGCAAAGTTTCTCAAAACAATATTAAGAAAGAAATAGAAGAATTTATTACCACAAACTTTACAGAAGAAGGTGAATATAAATTTGATGTAATACAACCTGCTGAAGGCGGTAACAATTATTCAAACTGTAAGTATTGTGATTTCAATTCTAATGAAGAACTTTGTCCGAAAGAAAAAAGAAACATAATGCCATTCTAAAATAAATCTACTATTTTCTATTGTTTTCTAAAATTGATACATATTTATATGTATGTTTAATTCATAGAGAATGTTGTGGATGCAAAATCAAAATACTCGAGCATACAAATTCGCAATTCTATAAAAGAAGAATTGGCAAACTATTGTCAAGAAAACGGATATAAATTGAGCGGATTGATAGAAAAACTTATATTAAATCATTTAACTGGAAGTTTAGGTGTTTCGTGAAAATAGCACAATTGGCAATCATTGACCTTTCTGTTTATAGGGGCATACATACATTCACTAAAAATATATCATCACTCGGTAGTGTTGATACATTTTATTTTAATCCAAGTGAAACAAATAATTTCAAATCTGAATATCAGAACTGTGTAGATATTTCTGAAATGGAAATAGGTGAACTGAAAAACAAATTGGAAGATTATGATATTGTTGTTTTGAACCTCAACAAATTTATCTACGATGTTGATGGTATAGAAAAAAGAAAACCAGAACACAAACAAAAATTGATTGACTTGGCAAAAATGTATTGTCAGTTGAATACTATAACTGCATTCTTTGACCATGAGATATACCCGTATGAGGGTATGCACTTCAATACCATTTGTGTTCCTGCTTTCATAAAGTATAGTGATTATTATTTAACATACACACCGTTCTTTGTGGATGCACTCAAAGAGTATATTGGAATGAGAGGAACTTCTGGATATACTTTTCAAGTCGGTGGTTATATTGACATGAGTATCTACGATAAGTGGATTGAAAAATCATGGGTAGATAAAAAAGAATTACCATACATTTCAGAATGTGCTTACTATGCTAAATTCAAAGGCCATGGTAACTTCAAACCCATAGTAGAAACAATGGGTAAGATGGGATTGAAAGACTTGTCTGGAAAGAAATTAGTTCATATCGGAAACACTTACTCACCCGAAAATTATTTCAATCATGTAAAGATACTAGCAGAACACGCAAATGTTTCTCGTAAAACTTTTAGTGATACATTTCTTCCAGACTTTGATTTGGATCCAACTGTATTCAAAGTTTTCGATAACCACAAACCAATGATACTTGCAGGGACATACACGATGGAAAGTATGATGGACTTTTTATCTGGTTGTAGATTTAGTATATCAACAACAAATACAAAAGTGCCGTTCTTCGGAATGTTTATCACACCAAGATTTGAATATGCTCAAATAGAAAAGAACTTGATGACTATTCCAATATATGATAAAACATATATTGATTTGTTTAAGGGAACAGAATTTGCTGAATTAGTTTTGTCTTATGATATAAATGATTTGGAAAATTCGTTAAAAAGTCTTATATTAGACATGCAAAGATTAGAACAAGATGAAGAAGAATATAACAGACGAAGATTGAGACTCATACGATTAACCAGAGACATGAATAAACTTGATAACTTTACGCGTGATATGAAAGAGATAATTTCAAACGGTAAAAGAAATAAAGATGATTATTCGGAAGATTGGTTTAATTCTTCTCTTGAACAAATGGGTTACAAATTCAAACCTTATCGTAAGATGTTATTGAATATGCAAACCGTTTCAACAAATACAACACAAAAGTTTTTTAACATATAAAGGTTTCACATGGCAAAGAAAAAGATATTATTGTTGTCAGATGATTTGAGACTAACATCAGGCATTGCAACTGTTTCAAGAGATATGGTTATTGGAACTGTAAAAGATTTTGATTGGATACAACTTGGTGCAGCTATAAATCATCCAGATAACGGGAAGGTTTTTGATTTATCAGAAGATGCAAGAAGAA